GGCTCTGAGCTCGGAGCTGAATTTGACGCAATCCAAGTGGCAGTAGCAACGAAGTCTGACTCAGCGTCACCTACTTTTACTGGCACAGCAACAACAGATAACCTGACAGTGAGCGGTACTTTCACAGTCGGCACGATTGATGGAGGTACTTACTAATGTGGGAAGAAATTGGAAACTTTTTAAAAGGTTTACCCGGAAGTCAAACTGGTAATCTTCTATCAGGTATTGGTGGCGCGTTAGCGCAGGGTAGAATTGCTGAAGATATTAGTGCGCTAGGTAAAGATGCAACTACTGCAATCTACGGTCAGAACTATCAAGTACCAGAAGGCGGTTTGCTAGGTGAGATAGGTCGTCAAGTAGAGTTCAGACCCTTCACTGTTACTACGCCTACTGGCTCAAGGGCAACCTTGGGAGCAGGTGGCATGGCTACAATGCTCAGTCCTACAGAGCAGGCGTTACAAGCTAGAATGCTAGGGTTTGGCTCTGAGGCTTTTGGTATGCTTGGCGATCCAGAAGCAAGGCGACAAGAGCAAGAGAATATCATCGGGATGCTGACTCAAGACCCTATGCAAAGGGCTACTCGTGAGCAGGACATCTTTGGTCGTATGCAAGCCACTCTTGCACCAGAGCAGGAGCGCGCAAGGCTAGGGCTAGAAGAACGTCTGGCTAACCAAGGTAGGCTAGGTGTGAGGACTGCCATGTTTGGCGGAACACCAGAGCAGTTAGCACTAGAGAAAGCTATCGCAGAACAGCAAGCAGGTCTTGGCGTAAGTGCTATGGAACAGGCTCGAGCAGAGCAAGCACTACAGTCACAGCAAACCCTCGCGGGATTGGGCGAGACACGAGGAAGACTAGGACTACTAGGAGAGCTAGGTCTGTCTTCTATCCCTGCTGCGTACGCAGGACAGAATCAGTTACTTGCAAACTTGCAGCCGCAACTTGAGGCACAGCGTATACAGTCCGCTTTACAGGCTACTGGTCTGGGTCTAGGAGCGCAGTTAGCAGAATCAGGACTAGAGGCACAGCTTGGCTACGAAGCGTTGGCAAATGCCATACGCCAGCAGCAATTCCAAGGGCTGTTTGATTTGCTGAAGGGAGAGCAGGCAGGACAGAAAAACTCCTCGGGAAGCAACAATCCTTTATCGTTTATTACTGACGCTGCGACAGCCTTAACTCCTTTAGCTAATCGCACAGCAGCACAAAACGCTAGTCCTTCCGGTGATGTAACTACATGGAATGACTTTTTCAATTGGGTTAACACAGGTGGAGGCTCTAGCTAATGACTATAAACATTCAAAGCCTGTTCGCGGACATCATTGATACTCCTGAACAGCGTCAAATGAAAATGCTACAGGAAGGTATGCTCAAGGGTGACAGGCTTGCTTCAGGTCTGACTGGCCTGACACGAGCAGCAGCGCCACTTGCTCAGGTAGCAGGTCAGCTTGGTGTACAACGCAATGAAAATCTACGCCGTGTAGTACAGCCTATGCTTGGGATTGATCCAAGGACTACTGGCGAAAAGATGGCTGAGCAGTTAAAGAACCTAGACCCAGAAAACCCTGATAGTCTCTTGCAGGCTGCACAGGCTTTGCAGTCTATTGATCCTGTTCGCGCTGCGTCTTTGCGTCAAGCTGCGGCTCAAAAACGAGTAGAAAATTCTCAATTAAAGAAGAAAGAAGAACTGCAAGACATACAAATAAAAGGCGAAAAACTTAACTTTGAGCAAGCTCAACGTGAAGCTAACGAATATATAAGAAACGAGTCTTTTAGAACACGAACTATAGCAGCACAAACAGAGGCTGCTGAACTTGCAAATCAAGAATTAATAAGAAAATTAAATAATCCAGACGATGACGCATTATTTGAAAGAGACACAGTTACCTTTGGAAATGGATTAAGTATATTAACTGACAGCAAAGGCAACAAAATTGTTAAAGACCTTCAAGGAAATGTGTTGATTGGTGATGAAGCAGAACAAGCTGTAGAAGAAGCAAGACAACAAAGCATTCAAGATGAAGCGGCAAAATCTAGCGCAAGAAGAAGTGGATCGCAATATGCTGATATTGCTGTCGAAGCATTAAACACTTCTGAAGTGCTAACAAAACAAGTTGCAAATCTAAATAACGCAATTTCATTGTTAGATGAGGGCGCAAAGGTTGGTAGCTTAGACGGTCTTCTTGCTCCATTTGACGCTCCAACTGCTGCATTAGAAACTCAACAGAGAGAATTAGGTCTTGGAGTTATCAGCAGTGTAACTTTTGGCGCTTTGAGCGAAGGCGAATTAGAATTAGCATTAAGCATTAATGCTCCTAGAACTAATGATGAAGCAGAGTTAAGACGTTGGTATGAAAGAAAAGCTGCCGCAACATTAAAATTAGCTCAAGCAGCTAAAGAGCAAGCTATATATTTTAGCCGTCCCGGAGCAAGCATTGAAGGATGGTACGCTCTGCAAGATTCTGTTAGAGCGGAAAGAGAATTTAGAGAAAAAAATACAGCTCCCTCAGATCAAAACGATGAAGTAAGAAATCAAGCAATGAAAAATCTAGGGATAACTCCAAGAGAAACAGATACTGTTGGCGGTCGCCGCCGAAGAGTTCGTAGATAATTAAGGAATGAGTTATGGCTGAATCATTGAAAGACATATTAAAAAACATTCCTTCTCAATATATAGATCAAATTTCTACAGATGATTTGGTTGCTATTAGTGAGGATAGAATAGATGACGTTTCTACTTCTGCGTTAGAAATTATATCCAAAGGCAAGCAAGACCTTGGAATTGGGGAGCTGTTGGATATTCCTTTTTCTATTGGTGGAGCTTTAGCAGGAGCTGCCGCAGGAACAGCAGTAGCTCCCGGAATAGGCACTGTTATAGGTGGAATTGTTGGTGGAGCAGCAGGATCTTACGCAGGAGAAGTCACAGAAGACGTTATTGCTGACAGAGAGTTAAATCTTGGATTTAAAAAAGGAGGAGCAGCCAGAGAAGCTGCAACTTCTGCTTTATTTGATACTTTTTTTCTTGGCGCAGGAAAAGCAATTAAAACATATAAAGCCTACAAAGCGACAAATAAAAACCTATCTGAACTTGGTAAAGAGTTTAAACCTGCTCTTGAACTTCAGGCTGCCGCATACGATAGCCCTGAAGCAGCAGTACAAGCTCAACAAATTATAATGAAGGGAGGAGAAAGTATTAGCCCTTTGGTTGCTGAGTCAGCGGGTCTTGGTATTACTGTAGCCAGACAAATAGGAGAAATGGGTTTTTTCTCAAGACCTTTATATCAAGAGTCTACAAATAATGTTCAAAAAATTGTTGTAAACGAATTTGAAAATTTTGTTAATTCTAATGCGGCATTACCAACAGAAGATCTTGGTGAAAGAGTTTTTGGATTAGTTGAATCTGCAAAACAATCTGCACAAAACATATACGGAAGACAGCTAGATGCTATACAGTCTTTAAGATCAAGCACAAAATTCATGGATGTTTCTGATGTCAGAAAAGTGTTAGAGGAATTTCAGGACAGCTATAAGTCTAAAAAAATTGTACCTTTTGAGTCTACGTCTTATGTCACCAGCATGGATGAAGACGCTGCTAAAGTTGTAAATGCAGCATTAGATAAAGTTACTGGTCAATTTAGGCAGCGAACCGCAAAGTTTGACCTAAAAGGTTTGATAGCTGTTGAAAAAGATATTAACAATGAAATCAGTAAAATGTTTACAGGAAGCGGATATGGAAACGCAACAGCAAAAGGACAGCTTTCTACGCTTCATAACTTGATGAGACAAGGAGTTTTGTCAACTCTTAGAAAAAACGACCCTGCATTAGCAAAAATATATCAAAAAATGCAATCAGAATACTCTAATTCTGTAGGAGCTATTGTTCCCAAAGCAGTAGAATTGATGATTAAAAATTCTGCAAACAGAGAGTCATATTCAGCAATCGGGCAAGCATTAGTTAAAGAATATAACTCAGAAAAAATAAACAACATCATGAAAATGGTTGACAAATCAGTTGCTCAAATAAAAAAAGACAAACCAAAATTAGATGTAAAATCAGAAGCAGGAAAAATAAAAGAAGCTATTAGAGCCACATTTATAAAGGAAGAAGGATTAATTGGAGAAGCGGCTCAAGAAAAAATATATGGCACAACAGTCGTTGAAAAATTGCTCAGACAAGAAAATAGAGCTAAAGCAGTATTGGGTGATAGATGGCCTGCATTTAAAAAGATAGCAAATACAGCATCTGTGACCAAAAAAGAAAAACAACAAGCATTGTTTTCTTTGGCTGCAAGAGCTGCTGAACTTGCCGCTATTACATCTATTCCAGGAGGAGCTATGGTTCTTACTGGATCAGTAGGAGGGGTTGCGGCCGCATCAACTATAGGCGCTGCAATCTTGGTTTTAGCGTCTCCTGTTATGCTGTACAAAATGACTTCAAAGCCTTCTTTGGTAAACAAGTATTTAGCTTTAGATAACAAGCTAAACAAGTTGGTAGAACAGGGAGATCCTGCTGTTTTTAAAGAAGCTGTTTTGTCAGGAGTAGCAAAATTGATGAGCGAATTATCAGAAGAAGATCAGTTTGAAATAAGACAATCTGTTTCTGACGCAAACTACGAATACAACTAGCCTCTTGGTAAACGCCTCTCCTCCATCGTGGGGAGGGGCTTATTTTTTAGCTCCTCTTCAATCAAGAATTCGCAGAACTGCTTTATCTTTCTAAGGTCGTCCACTCCTCCCTTATCCCGCCATCGGGAGATGTATTTCACAATAGCTCCCTCGCAAAAGCCCAAGTCGTTAGCCAAGATATAATCAATAGGCTGAATCTTTAACTTCTGGTAGTGGCTACCTGCTACTTGATAGTCTGTGGATTTCAATGTATTACCTCGTCTTCTGTTTCCGCGCTCTCTAGGTATTTGATAAAGAGTTTCTTTAGATTTGGATTGTCATGGATAAACCCGCTGAAGTCCTCGAGCATAATCCCAATAGTGCCAATGACATTCCGGTCATGCCCTTCTGCTGTGTACATAGCATCGACTAGCCATTCATTAACCTCTTCTACTGACACTGGGTAGATTTCTACGATTTTCATCTGTGCAGCCTTTTGTAAAGTTCATCCATAGGAGATAAGTTATCTATGGGAATGTAGTGGCTTTGATAACCTGCGCGAAAATCTCTAGTAGGCGCAGCCTTAACCTGCTTACCCCAAGCCCAACCCACGAAGTCAGGCATATCATTCTCTACCATCGCAAGGACGTAGATGTCAGCCTTAACCTTACCCTCTTGAACCATGAGGTTATTAGACTTCTCTGTCTTGGCGGTCGTCTTAACGTCAATAGTAAACTTCAGAGGAACAATAAAGTCGTACCCTTCATCACCCTCTATCCTTTGCTCGAGGTCTACTGCGTGTCCTGTAATCAGCGCAAACGCCATCTCACCTAGCATACCCATAGGGTCTTGGTCTTCAACCAAGTAAGGCTGAGGCTTGATAGGATTGTGTAGGTCTTTTCTGGCGTTGCCATGAGTCTTCGCCAATACCTGTAGGGATTTGTAAAAGTTCATTATGAAGGCCGCCAATCAGTTTGATATTTATTCGACTTTCCAAGATTGCAATCCTCACATAAAAGCTGAAGATTATCTTCTCTTAATTGTAAATGAGGATGAGTGCTTCTGGGTTTAATATGGTCTACATGAATAACTATGTCATGCTCTTTTGGACTATGACCGCACATCATACATTTACATTCGTATTTCTCTAAAACTTTTGCTCTTAGAAATCGCCACTGTTTTGATTTGTAAAAATCTTTTGAAGATAAGCTATGGCTTTCAGTTTTATTTACTAAGCATTGCTCTGATTTTGTATTTTTAAGTTTATGCTTGTTTTTTATTTCTTCAATGCGCTTTCTAAACGCACAGCAATCCGCAGCTTTCTTTTTCTTTTTTGGATATGCCGCTTTACTTTTGCTTTTTAGCCTTATGAGCATATCTATTATGCTTTGATCTAATTCAAGCCCTATCAAATGAGAAGGCCCTTTTCCTTTTCCTCTTGCTTCTTTTGTTATTTCTTTACTCATTCTTATTTGAGGAACTGAAAATCCGCCTCTTTCAGATAGCATTTGCCCAAGATGCTGTTGCGTGAATACAACTTTACTCATGCAATCCTCTTCTCGTGGTACTCAATGAGCTGTAAGAACTCTGCTAGGATTTCTTCGTAATCTGATTTATACCGTTTCACAGGGGTAGACTTCTTCTCGAGCATCTCTTCTACGAACTCCCTGCCGTACATATCCTCCATGTACAGGGTGTACTGCTGTGCTGCGCTACCGTGTTTCATTCCCCACATATTACAAGCCGCACACTGAGGATGGACGTTCTCTATCTCTAACGCCCAGTAGGATGAGCTTCCTTTTGGTATGAAGTGTCCTCCCTGCATATCCTTATAGTGTTTAGTAACACCACACGAAACACAGGAGCAGTAACCGTTATCATCTGATGCGGCAAGTCTGGCTAATTTTTGTACAGCTTTGTAGCATTCCTGCTTTAACTGTGCGGAAGTCTTCGTCTTTGATTTAGACTTTCTCTTGGCTCGTCTGGGTGCTGCTCGCTTTATCGCCAAAACCTACCATCCTTGAGGGATAGTAATGTTTTCTCCGCTCTTCGCTGTGTCTTGTTGTCCATCCTGTCGTACCGCATCTTAAGTAACGCGATACTGAACTCTTTCTTGGTGATGGGATAGGCTTGAAGTGCTATCTCCACATCCAAGGGAATTACATACTCATGATTTGTTTCCATACAGCCCTAGCCTCTTGGTGTAGTGAGAGGTGTACTTTCTGTGTAACTCTATTTGAAGAGCCACTAAGGCATTGTATGTTTCCTTTACTTGTTTGTCTTCAAGTTTATCCAAGCCGATCTGCAATTCATCAATGGCTTGATGTATTACTTCCATCATGTCGCTACTCATGCTCACTCCTTATAAAAGATATGCCTACCTATCTGCCTTCGAGTCTGTAAGCCGTCAACCCAATAAGGATTAACATCATCCCTGTGATAATAGGTAGAGCCTTCAGTTACATCGTACAATCTCTCAGCGTGTATCGCGATAGATAAGGCTTGCGTGTAAGCATCCTCATCCGTAATCGTTTCAGGCTTGCCATCGCACCAATACGAGAAGTGGCATTGATTTCTCAAAGGACTGCCCATCCAATACCTGCCTTGCTTTACCACTTCGCAAGGAGTGTCCGGAAAGTAAGGGCTATGCACTCTGTTCATAATAGTATTCGCTACTGCAACCTGCCCTTCTAGTGGTTCTGATCTAGCCTCAAAGTAAATAGCCATTGCTATACATACAATCTCAAACATCAGGTTTTCTCCCTGCTTTTCTATGTTTAAACCCAACCTCGATGTGTCTGCGCTTAGGTTTAGGGTTACCTCCATGCCTCTTGCGTACTACATACTTTTCCCCAACAGGAAAGACATAATAGATAACCCTCTCTGAAGCAGCGCACCACTCAGCCTCTTCCAAGGCTCGGTCAAGATCGTTAAATACAATCATGGTTCTGCCTGTGGAAACGGAACAGATATACCAAACTTATCAGATAAGTGACGGTTTAGAACCTGATAGATTTCGTTGTACTGCTCCTTCTTGATATGAGCGGTTGAGTCTTTTCCAGTGATAGCTTTTTGGATAGGTCGCCAGAGAAACTTCTTAACAAGATCATCAGACCAAGGAATGTCTACTTCCTGCTTAATGGTCTTTTTCATGTCATACCCTGCATCGTTCAAAGCCGTTGCTAGATTTCTACAGTACAGGTGCAAGGCATTGTTTTGCTGCTTGGTTCTGGTGCTTCCAATAACCCACTGGAAAGTAATCTCACCTCTCTCCTCGTAAGTCTTATTGACGAACTTAATAAACTCGTCACGGCTTGCGGCGTTTTTGACTGTCCAAAACTCACAGTTACTCAAAGTCGACCACCTCCGTTACGTTTACGCCTATCACTTTGCACACCTTTACCAATGTATGCACAGTAGGGTTAGGGCGCGAAAGGAACGCGCTATACGTCCCTCTCGACCAACCCAAGGCGTTAGCAATATCAACAGACTTTATACCGTTGTCTTTTTGATACTTTCTGATACTTTCGCCTACATGAATCATTAGAATGGTATATCCTCTAGTGAAGGTGCTGATGATTCTTCCTGCTTAGGAACGAAGTCGTCAACAGAAATGCTAAGGAAAGGATTGCCTGTCTTAGACATCTTGATCCAACCTGCAATCTTGAACTCGTTACCTTTGTAGTTAAAGCTGCCCTTGTAATCAGGAGCTTTCTCGTTAGTCTTCTCAGTCTGCTTAAACAGCACACCACGGTTAGTGTTATCGTATTCCATCTTTATCTCCTTCTTCGTTAAACTTCTTGATTGATTTAGTGTATATCTTTCCACCATACAACATGAAAAGCATACCTTTAGCTTTTAACACTCTCGTTTTTGCTCCAAAATTAGGGCGGTAAACAGT